GCCAGAGTGGGACGCCTGCGCGCCTACGGCAACGCCATCGTCCCGCAAGCAGCGCAAGCACTCATAGAGGCTTACCTTGAAACTTAGACCCTATCAAGACGAGGCGGCTGACTTCCTGTACGAGCGCGACAGGGCGATGATCCTTGCCCCTGTGGGTGCGGGCAAGACAGCCATTACGCTCACCGCCATGCAGGCCATGCTCAAAGACGGGCACGTCAAGCGTTTCCTCGTGCTGGCCCCCAAGCGGGTCGCCACCAGCGTCTGGCCCGTCGAGCAGCGCAAGTGGACACCCGATGTAACGCTGGCCGTCGCTGTGGGCACGCTCAAGCAGCGGGCTGCGGCCTTTGCATCCGACGCCCAGGTGGTGGTGACCAACTACGAGAACCTGCCCACGGGCAAGTTTGACGCCGTGGTGTTCGACGAACTGACGCGCCTCAAAAACCCCAGCGGCAAGCGCTTCAAAGACCTGCTGAAATTCCTCACACCCATCGAGATTCGTTGGGGGCTAACCGGCTCGTTCACCAGCAACGGTTTGGAAGACGTGTTCGGCCAGTGCAAGATCGTTGACCAGAGTTTGTTGGGCCGCAGTAAGGGCGCTTTCCAGCAGCAGTATTTCGTGCTAATCAACCCCGACTTTGGTGAGTGGGCACCGCGCAAAGGCAGTCTTGAGAAGGTGATGGCCGTGATAAAGCCTGCCACTTTTGTCTTGGACGCGGGTGAGTATAGCGACAAGCTGCCCCCGCTCCATACGGTAGAAGTGCGCTGCGATCTGTACGACCGCAAGCCTTACGACACCATGAAGAAAGACTTCAAGCTGCAAGACATCACGGCCATCAACGCCGCCGTGGTGACCGGCAAGTTGCAGCAGCTTGCCAGCGGGTTTGTGTACCACACTGTACAGAGCCCATCGGAGATACCTGGCAAGTGGGTGACGGTGCAGACGCCAGTGTGGTTTGACACGGCTAAGTTTGACCGGCTGCATGAGTTACTGGAGGAGAACCAACGTGCTAACACGCTTATTGTTTACAACTATCAAGAGGAACTGGCCGAACTCAAGCGGCGTTACCCTCATGCTCAGACACTTGACGACGACCGGGCCATTGAACGGTGGAACGCAGGCACCATTGAGTTACTGCTTGTCCACCCTAAGTCAGCAGGCCACGGGCTCAACCTCCAGTACGGCGGGTGCCGGATCGTGTTCCTGTCCCTGCCCTGGTCGCTTGAGTTGTATGAACAGACCATCGGGCGCTTGCATCGTAGCGGCCAGCGGCATGACGTGTGGTGCTACGTGATGCTGACCAACAAGACGGTGGACGAACGCATCTGGGCCGCGCTGCATGACAAGCGCGCTATTTCTGATATTGCAATGGAAGAACTATGTTAGACAAACTGAAAGCACAACTCAAAGCGGCCAAGGCCGAACTCAAAATACGCGAGCGCCAGTTGAACGCTCTTTGGCGGTCGCACGACCGCTGCGTTCACTTGATCATCAAACTGGAGACACGAATTGAAAAACACTTGGCGAAGTCTAAATGACCGTCTGCCCACACTGACCGAAGAGGAAGTGCTGGGCTTACTGAACAACGAGCGCAATACGCTCAAAAGAGTATCCATACTGGAGCGTATGCACCAGCGGTACAACACCCTGCGCGTCGCGCGGGAGAGACTTGAACTACTAAAGGAAGCTAAATTACCATGAAACCAAGCTACACCCAAACGCCTCGTTCAATGAGTGAGGCCACCTGGACGACCGGCGCGTATGGCGTCAGTTACAAAAAGTCACGACTGTCAGTAATCGGCGGCTATGTTCTAGCCTTTGCTATCGGCGCTGGTATGGCTGCGCTTTTAGTTACATGGTGGTCGGTATGAAATATATAGCAGACGCGGATTACGCCAAGCAGTACACCGACTGGCACATCAAGACAGGCGGCTTTGCGAGGGACATTACCTTGCGTGACCACTTTGCGGGGCTGGCTATGCAAGCACAGTTATCAATGCCTGAAATTGGTTTAGTTATAAGCCAAGGAACTATAACAATAGAAAAGGTTTGCGGAAGTTGTTATGAATGGGCAGACGCAATGCTCAAGGAGCGTGCCAAATGACCGAATGTTGCAACGATTTTGGTAACTGCACCCAAGGCCGCGACTGCCCTATACGCAAGCAACGCGCCGAGGAAACCAACAAGGCATACATCAACCAAAGCAATGGGCTTGAGCCTGACTTACTGGACGACTTTGCTGCAACATTCAAAGGCTTGATTGCTTTGATGTTTGTAGTTGCTGGCTTGACAATGCTTGCTTTTGTATTTTGGGGGAAGTGATGACAGGCTACAAATCAAAACGCGATGCGGCTTTAGACGAGGAAGGGATGTACCTTGTGCATCACACCAAGCGCAAAGATGATGATGACGACATCCAAGTCTATAAGCGCCCGTGGGTAGAGTTAACAAAAGGCGAGATTGAGTCTTGGGATTTGCCGGACAATCTAACAAGGGTTGAGTTTGCATGGTTTGTGGAAACCAAATTGCGAGAGAAGAACACATGAAACCAAGTCACCCAAAAATTAGGCAGCTATTGCGCCAGTACCAAGACGGCCTGACAGCAAAAGAAATATCTGAACGGCTAGAAAAAAGACACGACACAATTTATGCTGCGCTGCAAAATATGCCGGATACTTACATAGATAGGTGGCTAAAAGCCGAGCAGCAGTTGCCGCCACAAGCCGTATGGTGCGCCGTAGTGCCACCCGAAAATTGTCCTAAACCCAGACCAAAAAATGTCAGACCTACCCAACTTCGCCGCGTGGAACCACGAAACCTTAGCGAAATTTGCTTTGGATTCGTACTTACGAATGCAAGCCCAACAGGACGCTATTGAGCAACTGCGCGGTGACCTGAAAGACGCTATGCAGTTAGTACGGGCGAGTACCCTTACTGTCGATGATTAGCACTTGGCCCCGAGGCTTGCCCTTGGGGTTATTGGGTACGCTAATGTGCGTCCAACGGTCGAACTCACGGATTAACTGGTCAAATGGCAGCTTGGCCGCGATGACCGCTTTGACCACTTGATCTGGCGTCATTGCAGGTACGCGGATGTCCGCAGCGCAGCCGAGTCGATGCTGGCTGGTGTCTTTGCTGCCTACCGCGTCATTTACTTGTTTGCTCCGAAATGCGCTGTTGACCATGATCGGTACGCCGCCCAAAACGCTTTTAACTTGTTCCAGCAAGCCAGCCAAGCGTTGGAGATTTGCAATTTCACTAGGGTTAGGTTCATTTTTAAATTCTCGGTGATCGGTGACAGTTAATTCTGCCAGCGTGAAGTTAGGTGTCATTTTGCAGCCACGCCTTGCATCTTCTCAGCCGTACGCATACCACCCAGGCCAAGCATACCCAACAGCAGCGGCATCATGGTGCCCGTGTCCATTGTGGGGAACTTGACCGGGTGACCGGCCAAGGCCGAGCCCCACTCAGCCAGCGGGCCGACGACGAACTGGACGGCAAATCCTGCACCGCACACCCAGCCGATAGCGGGTCGCCAGCCGGAGACAAAGACGCTGCTGCTGGCCGCTTCAATTTTGTTGATGTCCATCTGCCCGGTGATCTGAGCCAACTCGCCGTTCTGTTGCAACTTGAGCAGTTCTAGCTTGGCAGCGGCTTGCTGCGCTGGGTCAGGCAGCACTCGGTCTAGGACTTTGCTGCCAACTTCAAACAAAGCTGTTACTGGGTCAAGGGACATTAGGTTTCTCCTCGTCTATGTGCGAACCTACTTTAAGGCCCGATAGCCAGCCGATCAAGCCACCGATGATGGTCTGAAAAGCTGGGCCAATAATTTCAAAAATTTTGGTGTTGTCCACTTCTTTGACAAACAAGCCATGAATCAGCGCCCAGATTAAGGACAGCACAACCGCGCACAGGGTAGCGGTGACCATGTAGGTCACTACATTTACCAACTTATCTTTATCGTTCATCTTGCCTTCTCCATGATCTTGGCCCGCAAGGCGGGGCTATCAGCAGTGCCAGCCCACTCGGGCAAAGCGTTCCATATAAGTGTGTAGTCATCCACGCTACACTTTGACTTATCTAGCCACGCCAGCATGGCCTTGTGGCGCTCTGCTGGGTCGTGCGTTGACCAGGCTATGGCGTACAACTCCTGCACCGCGCAACTTGGCTGCTTGGGCGGCTTTCTGATAGGCGGCGGCTGCGCGTTCAGAATCAGCTTGTCCTGGGCGACCGATACCGTGACCAGCGCCAAAAAGAGTATGACGCCGCGCATTAGTCATTTGTCTGCTTTGTTTTCTAGCCGGTCAAAAATCTTACTTAGCATTTCTTTGATCTCGCGCATATCTTCTTTGTAGTCCAGACGGGCAACATAAATCGTAGGTAACTTGGACAGGTCAGTTTTAAGGTCTTGCACTGCTGTCCACAACTCGCGGGCGAACCATCCGGCCACGCCCATGCACGCGCCCAAGATGAGGTTGATTGTTTGCTGGTCCATCATTGACCGCTCAGAAAATTAAATTGGGCGTTGCCAGTGTCTTGTGGGGCTAGATTGTTGACTACGCCAATATTGCGTACTTTTTCAGCGCTTATGCCAGCGTTCTTAAACGGGTCGGCAAATTTTTCCCCCGCTGCTTGTCGAGCCATAGACTTACGCAATGCAGCAGCAGCCATTTTTGGGTCTAACATTTCCGTAGCAATTTCAATTGCAATTTTTTCGTTTACCCCGCCTTTTAAACGTCGGATAATTTCATTTGCAACTGTGGCGACTCGGTTCATTAAGTTTGGCACTTGCGCCCCAGGAACCGTGTGCAGCAAATCAGGCCCAGCTTTTGCACCTTTGCCCGCCGCGTATTCAGTTTCAGCTATGCGAGATAGATCGTTTTTTACGCCTTCTATCACGGTCATTTGTTCTGGCGACAGAATTTTAGCCAAGCTGTCATAGCGGGGCAGACCTGTGGTTGCTTTTTGTATGGTGGCGGGCGCGTTTTCTACCGCCGTTGCAAAACCACTAGCGCGCAATTTACCTGTTTCTTCGCCAAGCGCGGGGGTCAATTTACCTTCAAGATATTGCCCCACTTGCATTTGGTTGATAGGCTTGCTGCCCGCCGAGTACGTCTGACGGGCTTGGCCGTATTCGGGGACTTTGTTTTCAAACCAATTTAAAAATTGTTCACGAGTTTTACCAATTGCACTGGCTTCATTTTTGCCAATACCAAAGGTAGCGGGATCATGGGTCAAATCATCAAACGCCAATTTCATGTAGTGCAGGCTTGTGCCAGGATATTGCGCTACTTCTCCGGGCACCGTTGTATAGCCTACGGGTTTGCCTGATGCGTCCAATATGGGCGACGGCACTGTTTGAGCAGGGCGAGTCTCGCCAATTTGAAACGTTTGGCCTTTTTCTTCGGCAAGTTGTTTAGCGCGGGCCAGCACTTTGTCCATAGACGGGCGTTCCGTAAGCGCTGCAAATGCGGCATCAGCAGGCACCACTGTTTTGTCTGCAATTCTGTACAACGGATCAGTTGCGCTAGTCCTAGCGGCTTCCGCAGCTTTAATGTCATCAGCAGTTTTACCTACGCTACGAATAGCCGCAAGCTGGGCTTCTTTTTGCGCTGCTTCACGACCTAAATACTCAGTAGGTAATTTTTCTGCGGCTTGTTTGCCTAGCGCAGCAAACCGTGTCGATCCCGCCGTTGCCGCTGCTTGCGCGGCGGTAGGCATAGAACCAGGTACAAGTTCAACCGGCGCGGCCAATGCGTTCAATATCTCAGGGGCTCGGCCTTCTGCCGCCGTCATGTACGCTTTAGATTTAGGGTCTAACGCGTTGTATATTTGTTGGCCCCCTTTTCCGGCTACTTCAAAACCTAAATTTGCAGCGCCGACAATTGGCGTCATTGGGTTGATAACTTTGGCCGTAGTTGCTAAAACTTTAGACGCCATTGGCGCAACCCGCGCCGTTGCGGTCGCGCCGCCAGATAGAAGCGTAGATAAATCAGCCGCTGCGCCTACGGGGTCTTCAGCAAGCGTGCGTTTTATAGACTCAAAATTACCATATCTATCTTTAAGCATTCCGCCCGCAGCATTTGCAGTGTCTATTGCTCGTTTTTGAGCCGCCGGGTTAACTTCAATTGCGTTAATAGCAGTTTGAACTGCTTTGGGCATAAAATTATAGACACCGCCAGCCGCGACATCGGAAATATTTGTAAGCGTTTGTATAGGGTGTGCAAAAATATCCGCCACACCGCTTAGAAACCCCATGCCACTTTTAGGTACATTTTCAAGCGCCGCGCCGGGCACTTCTGCAAGAGTGTATGACTTGCGAGGGGCAGGCATACCATTAGAAGCCGCCGCAGGCTGCTGATATTGCTCCCAAGGGCCACTGGCGGCGGCAGCGGGCTGTTGGTATTGTTCCCACGGCCCAGCCATTACAGTTTCTCCCAGTTAGCGGCAACGGCAGGGTCGCCACCTTTAAATCGATACCCTTCTGCTTTAGTTCCAACGGCGGGGGTGGTAGGCGCGGCGGCGGCACCAAATCGTTTAGGGATAACAACAGGCTCTGTAGAAAGGCCTGTACCTTCTGTTGCTGATTTTGGAATTTCTTTAACGCGCTTATTCCAAGTAGCCGCGCTTTTATCCGCAGCGGTATGCGAAAGTTCAGCCAAACGTTGAATAGTTTGAGCATTCAAAGTTATACGGCCACCTTCGGCGTCTTGCAAAAATTGCAAGTCTTTATCTGTAAATCCTTGGCCTGCCCCAAGCCCTGAAGATTTAACCGCGCCTAAAGTTTGACGCGCTAACCCCGACACCAACATTTCGGTGTTGGCTATTTTTTCGTCGTTTCCAGCGCCTGCTAGATTTAAAGCGCGGGCCATGTTAAGTTTGATGTCGGCAGCAGACCCAGTAAACACATTACCTTGACTTAAAATACTTAACACGCGGTTAGCATTAGACGCCAACTCAGGTGCTCTAGTTGCAGTGTCTAACAATGCTACATCTCTGTCCGCTATTTTGCCGCCAAAAGCCTCACCATATTTTTTCTCTGTAGATTGAGAAACATTAACTTGCATGCTTGCCGCAGGCGCATGGGTAGTTTCTTTCAAAATCATTGCGTTAAGTTCTCTAACGCGAGGATCATCTGGAGGCGCGCCGCTGGCTATTAGCGCAGCGCGCGCATCTTGATATTTAGTCAAAATCGCAGGCGCAGCATTTCTAGTTTTATCCGCGTTAAATTGCGCGTAACCTTCTGTAGTAAGCGGGTAACCTAAAGCCTGCATGGTCGATACGTCAGGAGTGCTTAAATGTTTTATTTTTTCCGCAATTAAAGTCATTCGGTCTTTAACACCCGGCAAGTCTGAATACTGAGACAACTTCATGTACTCAGTTTCCAATGCTTTTGCAGCATTTGCTTGCGGCGCTGCCGCAAGTTGATTGACAGGCGCAGCCGGGGGCGGCATTAGTTGGTTCATTACCGGCGCTGGCGCTGGCGCAACCGTCGGTTTAGCTAAATTAAGAGGCGGGACATTAGGCTGATTGAACATGGGTACGTTTTGATCCATACCATACGTGCCCAAACCCAAAGCGCCCGGCGCAGCAGCAGCAGGCATGGTAGGTGCAGCAACAGCAGGCGCAACTTCGCCATAAATGCCAGCTTTTTTTGCGTCAGCCAACCGTTGCAAAGACTGCAACCCCGTTACGCCGTGTTGCGAAATTTGAGGGTTTTTGTTTGTTGCCATTATTCGAAATGCTTGCATCAAATCTGGCGGGCCGCCATTTTTTTCTATGGCGTCTTTCATTTGGCTAACGTAATTTTCATCTTGCTGAATTTGACGTTGCATCTGATCTATTTGCAACTGCGAGTGCTGTTGTTGCGTACCGGCAGCGCGTTGCTGGGCTTGCGAGGCCAAAATGTTTTGTACTTGGCCTTCCCGTGCCAATGGATCAGCAAGCTGAAGAGGCTGAACCCCAAGAGCAATTCGTGTGTCTAAAGGCATGATTGTTCCTTACGACCGTAGTCCAATTGATGCGTTATAACCGGCGTATGGCTCACTCATTAAAGAACTGCCACCGCCAGGGGGCCGCAATCTATTTAAGTAATCTTGTCCTTGGTTATAGTTTAAGTACGAACTTAAACCGCCGGTAAGCGCATTTGCACCACCAACGTAGCCGGACGCGCGGGCGTCAGCACCCCCCATATATGCTTCACTAGCGCCTGCGCCGTATGACCGACCAGCCTCGCCTAAAGTATTGGCGGTAGTCATGCCCACACCCGCTAGACTTTGCAGCGGGTTAAGCAGGGCTGCACGTTCAGTCTGGTAACGGTTAAAAGCGTTTGTGTACTCTTGCGACCCCATGTCTTCGCCGTAGCGAGTTGCGGCCTTCAAAGCCGCGCCAGAGATTAAACCCCCACGGGCCGCAGCGGATCGTTCAAGTGCTTTTTGGCCTTCAGATAGACGAAATGCGTAGCCTGGGTCTGCTTTATATTGATCCATCCCAAACGGCTTGTAATCAGCCGCAGCGGTCAGCTTGTTAAGCGCCCCTACTCCAGCCGCTAAAAAAGGTTGTTGCCGTTGCACATTTTCTTCGTACATTTTGTACTGCAACTCAGCAGCGCGGTCAGCAGCGCCTGCTTGAGTGTCAGCGGCTTTGCTGGCGGCACTTGCACCAAGCAACGAACTGCCAAAAATTGCGGCGGGAAGCATCCAAGGCATATCAAACTCCTTCGCTCAAACACTGAGCAATATTACGCGCCTGGTCAATATCCCCAGGCACAATTAACAATTCATCAATTTCGTCTTCATCAGTGCAATCAGAAGCGTGTATGCAATACCAAACAACGTCTGTAATTGATTTTACGCCGTGATGTTGCCCTGCCGCTATAGTCAGACAAGCGGGGGCGTTAACAATGGATTTAACGCCGTTTACGATAAGTTCTACCGATCCACTAGCCAAAATGGATAAATGGTCATGTTTGTGCGCGTGCTGCACTAAAATTTGACCCGCAGGAATAAACGCTTCTTTAGCGTACACACCCGAACTAAAGTGGTGGTGAATCATCAAGTCACCTCACGCCCAGAAACGCGGATGTTAATCGCGCTGGCGGTGCCAGCAATGGTACTGATGAAGTCGCCAACACCAAGCACTTGGCCCACCAATTCAGGGAAGGTGTAGACCTCAGACGCTTGCAAGGTCTTGGTCTTGGTAATCAAGTTGGTGTTACCCGCAGAGCCAGACACGGTGACCAAGTTCACGCTGATTGTTGCTGCCGTGGCAGTTATGTTAGTCGCGGTGAACTTGTCGATGATGGCCGTGACGCCAGTTGCGGTGTACTGGGTTGTTTGCGAACTTTCGGCAAACTTTGCGGCTACAAGGACTTTTACTGATACGGTCATGGTTTACTCCAAAAGCAGGTTGTTGTTAGCGGCCTGTTGCATAATGACCCAATTTGTGCCGTCAGACACCATTGTCGCCCAATTTCCTACAACTGCCAAGAGGATTGCGGTGCCAGCCGCCGCGCTGTCAATCAGCACCACGTTGCTTGATGCAGACACCAAAGTCTGAGCCTGCAAGTTTTTAAAAGTCAGATAACGGCCAGAATATAAAGACGCCGAAGGCAAGGTCACCGTGCAAGTCGAGCCTGACTTGTTATTGATAAGCCAAGTCTCGTTAGCGGCAACCGTAAAGTCAGCGGTCTTGGTAACTGGCGCACTTGAGAGCGCCGCAATGCTTGCGGTAATTAGGCCAACGTCAACAATCGGTTGCACTTGCAAAGCCTCAATCTGCTTTTGCATTTCAGCAGTTTGAGACACCAAGGCAGAGCAACAGTCGCCCAATACGTCAGGCGCAGGCAAAGTAACCACTGGCGGCAGGGTTTGCAATTCCTGATTGACTGAGCGAAGCGCCGCATCGTAAGACGCAAGCAAGGACTCAGAACTGAACGTAAGCCCTGAATCGTCAATAACCGCCGAAGCAATGTTATTGAGCGACAAAAAAAACAAATACCAAGCGCGGTCAATCAGATTTGTGCGGGGGTCAATCAGCGGCACGCGCGGCGGCGTGATTGGCGTTGGCGTAGCGTTAGGGCTAGGCATTTGTTGGACTCAAAATGAGTTCAGCGCCCATGATTGTAATTTTTACAGGGTCAGTGCCTGACAGTTCGTACACACGGTCACGCAGCTTTAAAGTCATGCCCAGCCGACGCCAAAAGGTTCGGTGACCATACGCACCAATTTTGCCAACTGGCGACCAATGCTCGTTGCTCCATGTATGACCGCCGTCATCTGACCAGCGCAGCATGACTTCAGGGTCGTAGCCTGGTGCAGCAAGATAAGCTGTGGTCACTAAGTTGTACCCGCTAATATCGGTATCCGACAGTTCGTATTGGCCTAAAGGCTCAAAACCGTCCCCAGCTTCAGTAGTTAAAGTAACGCCCGATTGCGTTGTTAGATACGTTTGTACGTATTCAGCTACAAGGTCTAGCCCTGACTCAGTGTCAATATTTTCACTGTCATACCCAGGGTACAGATTTAGCCCCACGCCTGTTTCGCAGTCCAGTTGCAAGCTGTGATGCGCCGTGCGCTTCAAATTGTTTTGGCCGGTGGGCAACGCTCGCCATGAACGCAACCATCTTTGAATGTTGCCATTGTCCGAATAATTGTCCAAGTCAAACGCATAGATGTTGCCGTTTTCAAAGTCGCCAACAACAATTTTGTTGTTGAACGCCATTTGGCAGTTGCTGCGGTGACGGGTAAATTCACCATTGTCAAAGCCTGCACGCTCATGCCAGGCTTGCGTTGCCGCGTCATAAACCCAAGTGGTGTTAGCACTAGGAAAAATCAACACGTAAAAGCTGTGGCCGTCTTGTTGGTAGGTGTACGCAATGGCGTCTGATAAATCAGCGTATTGCTGAATCTGCCATTCAACAGCATGAGTAGAAATGCGAACGCCCGAATAGCCATTGGCGCGGTAGACAATACCTTGGCCACGGCGATCACGGCCAAGCCAAAAAATGCCGTTGTCCATCTTGGCTATAGAGTAAGGGGCAGCGCACCCTAACTCGTTAAACGCGCCTTGGATGCGCTGCAAGGGGAAGTCTGTTGCGCCAGAGTCGTACCAAACCTCAATGGAGTTTGTGCCAAAGGCCCACACCTCACGAAAGTTGGACGTTACGGCCAGTAGGCCATCAGGTGAGCCTTCGGTGCTGACAAACTCTAATGGGTTAATGGATGTGCCGTCTAGCAACTCAGTTACCCACATCAATTGGCTGTTTGGTTGGTTGAACACAAAGTAGCCGTCTAGATAACACACAGTTACAGCGCCTGGAAAATCAGGGTCAGTAATTTGACCAAAGACGTTTGTGGTGTTGTTGTAAATGTAACTCGGGCCATTGGCCGCGATGAACAACTGAGTGCCATTGTCGGCCAAGCTAACTGGCCCCGTGCCTATTACCGTGCCAATCAGCGTGGGCACATATGAAGTAGTGATCTTGTACAACTCGGTGCCCGACACCACAAAGGCCGTGCTGTCGCTAGATGAAAACGCCCACAACCCTCGAACCGGGCCGGTGCCTACCGTTGAAAGTAAGTTCAAGCCAGGCGCTCGGTTTAGAAAGCCTGGTTCCTTGCCTGCCTCCGGCACGATCTCGGGGAACAGGTTAACCATGCGGGCATCCGCAGCATTGACGCTACGTGCTACATAGGTTGAACCAAGGATGGGCGTTTTCATTAAGCCGCAACTGCTTTGATAACTGCAAAGTTAAAAACGGGTGTTTCTGTGGTCGTGCCGCCCGTAGTGCGGAATGAAATGTTAAAACTACCCGCCGCCACCGCAGTGACCATTAAGTTGTATAAGTCAGTGCCTGACTTTTGATTCAAGATGACAACGTCGGTTGCCGCCACAGTGCTGTTGGTCACAGTAAAGGTTGCCGCAGTTGTTGTACCCGCTGCGCTAAACATGGTGATTGCGCCTGCCGTTTTGTTTAGCGTTACACCTGTGGTGCGGCTAGTTAGTTGCGTAACCGCGCCGCCTGCGCCTGCGGCATACCCTACGCCAGCCGTGCCGGATGAAACAATTGTGCCTGTGGCTGTCAGGCTAGTGCCCGTAGCAGCACCGATATTAGGCGTTGTAAGCACCATATTGGTACTAGTGCAATTTGACAAATTACCGCTTGTTGGCGTACCTAATACAGGCGTAACCAATGTGGGGCTAGTAAACAGCAGCGCGTTGGTAAGCTGTTTTGTCGTGCCGCCTTGCACAATTGGCAAGACATCACCAACGGCAGCAGCAGTTGCGACGGGAAGAGATGAGATTGCGATAGTTGCCATGTTAGTAGTTTCCTGCGTAAATGTTAAAGCGTTGACGAGTCGCCACAATGGCGTAAGGCATAGACATCACATCGTCAGGGTTGTTGATGCGTTTCAGATTGCGCTTGCTGGTCATAGCAATGCGCTGCACTTGGGGGCTGGGCTCCACGCCAAACTCAGGTGCGATCTCGCAAGCCAAGTTGTAGGTAAAGGCACGCAAGTAACCCGGCGGGAACAAGATATTGGTCGCCAAGTTGGCAGGCTGGGTTAACTCTTCAACGCTGATAAAGTGCCACTCCAAGTCCCGTGTGGGCTTGGGATAGATGTACATATCCACATCAGGATACGTCATGTTGATAAACAACACTTGCGGGTAAGTAGACGTAACCGTCTTAACAGCAATACCGTCGTACTGCTGCTGGTTAATCATTTTTATGCCAAAGCTGACATTGGTGCCTGGGTCGCGGTAGTAGGTCGCGTCATCCAGCAAGATGGGCCGATTGCCTACGAAATTGCCTGTTGGGCCAAGGGTGCGGTTGATAAAGCCAGCAGGCCAAGTAAACACCTGGTCTTGGGTGCTAAACACCGACAGACGTTCGGTATTCCAGCTATCAATCATCTGGTTTAACGCCATCAAGCTGTCTTGCGACACTGAAGCAGAAGTAGTCTCGCCTTCAGCCAGCACGCCAAGCAATCGAAGGGCTCGGTTAATCTGATCGCCAGCGGTGTATGTCGCCATGACTAGGCTCCTTCGGGTTCGGTTCTACGACGGCGCTTTACTTCCAGTGCGTTAACAGGAGCCGCCTCGGTAACTTTGGGCGTATCCTGAGTATATCGTGTCCAGCCGTTTTGTTCATCGTATTCGGCTTCAAGTTCCATAGTGGCAACTTTGCGGCCATGAACGGGGTGAGCGAGGTATATTTCCATAAATGAAAGGGGAAGTTTTTGGCCTCCCCTTCCTCTTACGCTTGCGCTACGTGAATCAAAGCAAAATTTAAAGTTAGCGCCTCAGACAAACTGCCTGCGGATGCATTTGAAATTACTACGGTAAATGATCCGGCAGCTACAGCGGCCACCGAAAGCAAATACGTTCCCGCCGTGGCTGCGCCGCTTGCTAATGCCACAATTGGAACATCATAGGCACTTACCGCACTATTTGTAACAATGAAAGCCACTTCAACACCAGCAGCCAAAGCAGCATTGTTTGTCACAATTTGACCAACAGATGCGTTGATGGTCACGCCAGTAGATTTGCTGGTAGCTTGAGTAACAGTTGAAGGCGCCGTAGTAGAGCTTCCAGTGTTATATCCAAGCTGCCCACTTCCAGCAAGGGCATAAATTGTTGCTGAACCTTTTAGGTCTTGGTCTTCAAAAGCAACACCAATAGATTTTGTATTTGCCATAATTATTTCCTTATAGAACGGGGCCGAAGCCCCATTCAGGTTTAGGCTACGCGATACACAGTGTACGCAGCATCGCCGGTTTTGCGGAACAAAAATTGTCCCGCGCCACTAACACCTGCCGAACTGCCGGTGATAGCAACAACCAAGTTGCCAACTGCGGTAATGCCAGTGCCCACAACCATCGTAATCAACCCGGTCGAAGTGCCCAGGTTAATAACTGTCAGGTCAAACGTGCTGTTAACTTTTGCGTTGGTAAACACCGCATCAATCGCCGCAGCAGTTGGGAACGTGTACGATGCCGCCGTGGTAGACGGATTACCTACCAAGATACCGCCCGTGGTTTGTGCAACGGTCAGAGTGGCCGTTGCAGTCGCCGTATTAGGCGCTGCTTGAACGCCCATAATGATTTCATTGGTGTTGCCATCAGTAAACTGATATCCACCGCCAGAATTAGGAATAGCCATGATAAATTTCCTTTAAAAAGAATTGATTAACCCCAGATGCGGCAAGCCATCTGTGGACGAATGGTGCTAAAGCCATACAGTACGTCAATACGGCAAGGCATACGGTCGTTGTTGATGTCGTACTGGCGCACGACACGCAAGCTGATACCGTTATGAACCGCACGGGCGGCCATGTCAACACCCTGGGGCAGCAACAAGTCAGCGGTAGCAAACGTGATAGCGTCCTTGTGGTAAACCAAGTTCTGTGCGTAAGCAGTAGAAGCGGTGCCAACAAAAGTCACAACAGCGCTAGATTGTGGCAAGGCAGTCATGGTAGCCAGTGCGTGAGCAGCGGAGTACATGGGAGCTACAGTTACAGTCCAAGTGCCAGAGACAGCGGTGGCATCAGCCAGAGCCACAAACTGGAACAACGAACCAGTAGTTTCACGGGTTTGCGGATTTACAGCAGAACAAGCTGCAATGGTAAACACATCACCGGCCTTGATGGTTGTAGTAACCGAGGCTTGCGACAAGCTCACAGTAGAAGAACCTTCAGTAGTCACCGTGGTGCCAACCGTGGTAGCAGCCGTGGCGTCACGCGAACCAGTGGTGAACTGCTTGATGGATTGGCTCATGTTGATTTCTTCAAATCCCAATACGCCAGTGCCCATCATGCCGTTTTTGAATTGGCGGGACACGGTGTCAGTGGGGTTGAACAAACCTTTCATGCCTTCAACCAAACCAGCGTTTGCAGCGGGGTTAACCGTTGCATACCGGGGCGACATTACAGCGGCGTTCTCATTCAGCTTTTGCTGGGCTTGGAGCAGCACCAAAGAAGTTGAAGGAGTCGTGCCGGGGGTGCCGACAGTGTTACCGATGGTTTTGTACGCATTGGCAACATCAGCATCAATGCTGGAGGCCAACTGGCTGATACGTGGTTTCAATACACGCTCTGCAAAGTCGTCCAACTGCATGGTCAATTCAGCGGAAGTAAAGTTCACGCCGATATGCTTTTGCGAGGCGACAGTCAAAGTGGTGAACTGCTCGTTGTCGTCCTGAACTTGCAGGGCGGCACCGTCAGTGACCAAAGCGCGGTCAGGGAGGCGAATACGCAGAGTAGAACCAATCTTGGCACCTTCAACAGCGAAGCTGTCGTCGTACTGACGGTTTACGTTACGAGTGATTACCAGGTTGTTCTCGAGGATTTCGAGAGCCTTCCGAGTAATCATGTCAATGGTTAGGATACTATTAGCCATGAAAAAAGTCCTTAAAAAAAGTTAGCGGTTTTGCGCTTCCCACTTCTTCCGTTGTCGTGCCCTTTCGGCTTCAATCCACTGCGAGGCCGTCATGGTCTTATCTGACCTGGGGTCTGTAGTGTCATAGGCCGGTGATCCAGTAGATCGGGCAGTGACAGGCGAAATCGGCGCTGGCGCGGATGTCGTACGTTTTATGGGAGGATCAGACGCCAATTTGGCCTCAATCTTCCCAATTTCCTTTGCCTGTGCAAGCGGGGCTAGGCGAGATATACGCTCTGCGTCTTTGGGGTTAGTTCCGAGGTAGTAAGCTAACTCAGGCCCAACATCCGAAGACCGAATCGTATCGGCCATCACATCAGTAATCGGCAGCTTGGGGTTGTATGCGACTTGTTCAAAGTCATCATACTTAGCGCGGGCTTCCTCTTCCAGATCGTGATAACTCTCAAGAACTTGCGAGTGCTGCTTGGCCGCTTCGCGCTGCGCGATCAGTTGTTCGGCCTTTTGATAGGCCAACGCATCGGCGTAAGCCTCTGGCGTTTCAAACTGATCGACAGACTGCGCTGCCGGAGCCCTCAAGGTTTGCGTTTCCGCAGTCCTTTGCGCTTGTTCCCGTTCCCACTTTCGTTGCTCTCTTGCGAGGCGTTTTCCAATAGCTGCATCAAGTTCCTCTTGCGAGAATGTCTTGGGTGCTTCTGCTTCCGGCGCTTTAACTTCAGGTTCAGGTACAGCCGTTGCTACCTGTTCCGGCGCGGGGTCTACTACCGCTAGGTTTTCTTCTGACATTTTTCGATTCCATAGAATCCCTGGTGATCGCGCCAGTACGTGTTTTCAGCATTATGCTGGAATTTGTGCGGCTTTGTATGCCGCGATTACTTGAGGCGTGTGAACCGCAGCGCAGATGGCTTTAACTTTAGCATCCTCGGCGCTGTAGTCATCGCCAGGCACAACAACGTGCCGGTGGAACTTGCTACTAATTTCAACGCCATCTTCTTTGATAGCGATTTTGGTGCGAACTTGAATTGAGCCGTTTTCAACAACTTCAATCAGATCGACAACTTCAATTTTTTCTAACATGATATTTCCTTGTTTCCAGAGTAGCTATCCCGCTACACATTAAGGCTGGTGGGCCGCACCAGTACGGGTTAATACAAAGCGTTTACTGTACCAGTGCTGTCTTTGTAAGACAGTTTGCCAGTTGAAGTATTTAAAAAGAGAGTGTCGTTTGCAACAGAAGCGGCGGCAATAGTTTTAAAACCATTGAATGAGATGTTCTGCGTACCAGTTGCGTTGTACCCATCTGAAAAACTAGCAAAAGTGTACGGAAAAGCAGATGTGTCGTAGTTTAACGATGTATTAGCCAATACAAATTTAGAAGTAACCCCACTGGTGTTGCAACTCATGTTGAATACAGATGTGCCATTACGCAGTTCATAACCAAAAAATGCTGTTGCTGGCTCAAGTCTAAAAGTCACAGTTCCAGTGCAACCATTTAATGTTCTGTTGGCTGTTGTAATACTCGCATCAGCAAAGAAATTTACTTGACCCCAAACATTGATGTTGTAAATGTTGTTTTTGTTGGATTGACTGGTATCAACTGCGTATGTGCTTGGGTCAAGGTTGATACAAATGCCAGTAGCACCATACCAACCAATGTTAGTAAATGTGCAATTTGCATGATTACCACGAATCAACGGTTGTGCTGAATATGCAGGGTCAACAACAACAATACCATTGCTTACCATTACGTTTGAAGCGCGTGAAAACTGCATCACACCCTCAAAAGTGCCACAGTTAACAGCATAAAAGTTATTTAATTGAACAGAATGCTGCAAACCAGTTTGACTTTGTGTACCATTTGATTGACGAACAAAGAAAAGAATTTTGCAATTATCAGCAGTAATATTGGAAAAAATAATTCCGTAATAGGGATCAGTTGTGCCAAAGTCCCGAATGGTTGACATAGCCATAAAACAACTGCTGAATGTCATGCCATCAATAACGATGTCCTCGCCATCGCCAGGCTCAATCTGACAACCTTTGCCACCATCTCCTGTTCCATCATCATTGTTTCCGCTTTTACAGTTTTTAACAATACCGCCAGAAAACTTGATGTTTTTACCAATACCAGATGCGCCAGCCCCTGCACCAATACCGTTTTCGCCAGAGCCACCAGTGTAGATATTGCTGCAATCTAACTGCAAATTTTGAACAACAATGTTGCTTCCGTTAGCACCAAAAGCACCGCCGCCAGTTGTGTAGTCAGCTAAGATAATAAAATCTTCGCAAATAAAAGTTGTGTTGTCTTTTACAAAAATTACATCATCAATATAGTATGGTACTGTGTTTTTAGGCAAAACAACAGTGCCGCCCCCTGCTGCATAGCAAGCATCTAAAGCGGCTTGAATAGGCAACTTCCAAGACAAAAATGAAGTAAACAAATGGCTTGCAGGATTGCTTGGGCTTTTTGCTGTTACTGTTGTTGCAAGACTAGCGTAATCAAGCACGTTAAACGGCGCACCGTTTATCATTGAATAAGTTGCTTTGGTAAGTGCCACGATTATTCCTTAAACAAAGTAAGTAAAAGTTAAATCGGCTCTGAATCCAGTAGCTCCGGGGTATGTGCCATCATAGTTTGTAAGGTTGAAAGTTGTTTGAGTTGCTGGGCTGATCTGAATCAATTTTCCAGTCACGCCAATTTCACTGCCGCAACCAGCACCGTACAAAGTTGTACCAATGTTTATTGGTATCCCACCAACAGATATAAATCCTGCCGCAATGCCATTGGTAGTAATACGCAAATCCATTGACAAAGTAACTTGTCTACCAATCTTTGTGTATTGACCAGTGCAAGTTCCTACCGTTGTAATCGTACCTACTGATGCTGTTAGGGTGGGTGTCCAAGTGCCTTCTTCATAGTCATTAAACAACTCGCTGGTCATGCCAGCAGGATGCGATGTGGCAGAAAAGTCGATGCCTTGACCACTTGCAACAATCAAATTACCTGTGGTCAAAGTGAGTTGAGTTGCGCTGATTGCACGGCCTGCTGTTAAATTGGCAACAGATACTTGAACAGTTGCGCTGCTTTGCACAATTGGCAATACTTCCGTACCCGCCAACGGGGTCGTAGAAGCTGGAAGCGCTGAAATCTTTTTATCTGCCATGATCAATCCTTAGATGTAATTAACTTCAATTGTTGAAGTCAAAGGTGGTGCTTGTGAAAACACTAAACTTGCGCCCGACAATGAGTATGTGTTCTTTTGTTGATAAACGCCGTTAACGTACACGTTAGTAGTGTTTTCACTGGTTGGTACCCCACCCAAAGCAAACGTGGTATTTGAACCAGTGCCTGTAGCGTTAAAAATTACAGGGACTTTAACTTCTGTACCGCCTGCCGCACCAATACCCCAAATATTGTCATAGGTAGCAATCAAAACATCATTGCTATCTTTTAATAGAAATTTGTACTGTATGTTATCTAACCAAATTTCACCACCAGGTACACGCCCAGCCGAATCTAAAATAATTGGGTTGGTGTGGTTGGTATTTCCCGACGAACTGGTAAAAGTAGCTTGTGGGGTTGTAGTGCCTGCGGCGTAGGTGTACAGCTTACCGCCGGACAAAATAACACCGCTGTTGGTAAAGAACTGGGCCGCAGCGCCGCCCACAGGGGATAGAAAGACGGCCATTTAGGTCACTCCAAAAGAATCAAACCGCCGTCCTCTTGGACAAGGTTGTCATCGGATTCGGTTAAAAGATTGCTTTGCACAGTCGCATCCGCATAGCCCGACAAAAGCGAAACAATGCTTCCAAGGCCAATTGAGACCCCGTTGCGAATGGGAATTCCAAAAAAACTCATTGGATGTTAATTGGTTTGCAATAGATCGTGCCGCCTGTAGACACTTGAATTGCGCTTACACGCCATTGGCCGCTAACGCTAGAAGGCACTTTAAATGGGATTGGCGTGAACGGCGGTACTGGCGTACTGGATGTTGTGGCGGTGACGCTTTCGCCAACCAGCACATAGCAAGCCTGGTCAGACCAAACCACCACACCTTGCGCGCCAGCAGGCCATGCACCAGTTACGCCAGCAGTGCCGGTGTAAGTAATGGATTTGGCCGGAAAATTGGTGTCCGCTAATGGGTTTAAGAGTTCCATGATGTGTCCTTACGCTAAAAAGCGGAGTTTATACAGAGTACGCAGATAAATCTCAATGATATTGTCGATTAATTGTTGCAACGACATATCAGTCCTGTCCACTACGTCATAGCGGCACTTTTCAATCTCATCCAACTGGTTTTGCAAAAAGTCGATGATGTTGGCCGTCTTGGTGGCCGAATGCAACGTGATTGGCCCCATCAAGCCATGACGGCCTTGGTAGGCTTCGGCAAAATCGTCCGCAGCGCCAACAATGCGCTCATAGAAGATATTGAGCGCAACGTGCTTGGAGTAGCTGCGGGTGTTCAAATGGACGCTGTGGGCCACATCACGTGCCAAGAATAGCATCCCGACAAAATCACAGGCTTTGTACATCATTGTGGCATTCCCATTGGTTGTTGTTCCATGCCTTCTTGTGGCATCTCAGGGCCGGTGTCCATGTCCCGCCCTGGCATTTCATTAACCAAGTCGCCCGAAGTGATCATGCCATGCACGGTGCCCAGCACGATGTCTTGGATTTGCTCTGGCGACATGGATGCTTGCACAGCAGAAATCCGCTGGGTTTCGGCTTGATACGCTTTGACCGTTGCTTCAAAGTCCTTGCGGTGCATATCCTGCATCTCAATCGACTTGCCAGCATTGATGATCATCTGGTGCATTTGCTCCATCTCTTGGCCCATCGCTTGGATTTGCTGCTCTGCGGCCTGCAACTCGGGCGGCTTGTCGCCGTCTTGCATGAGTTTGGGGTCAATAGTCTTAGCAAAACGTTTCGCCATCTCTTGGGCACCCGGCCAATCCATATTTTTGACGAACAGGTCACCGGCCACTTGCCATAGCTGGGGGTTGCCTTGCAGTAGCTGGCCCATCGCCTCTAGCGCCTCTTGGCGCTTGGTTGCGTAGCCTGGGCCGGTGGTTGCCACCACATCGTACTTGCCCACGCCAGGGTTGTAAATCTTGTCAATTACAATGCCTTCTTGATTGACAATCTTTTTGACCGGCTCGGCCTGCATCGGGTCAATCTTGACCATGCTGGTCTCGCCGTCTTCGCCAATGATGCGGGCAATGCGCTGTGTGTCGTAGATTTTGGGGATCAGGTCAATCAGTTGGCGGGTCAGATACCGCACACCACGGGACAAGTTGTCGCCAAAGTGGTACGTTCCGACATCACCCTCGCGCTGGCGGGCCAAGATGGCTTTGCCGCTGCGCTCGTTGGATGTCATGCCCAAAGAAGCGTTATATTGGCCTGTAGATGCCTTGATGTCTTCAGAAGCACCTGCCTTGGCCTGTAATAGCCCGCTGGAGGCCATTGGCGGCTGCGCTCGCTGGGGTAGTGGCAGCGTAGCGCCCGCGCCGTCTGTAACGTCTGGATTGACCTCCAAATACGGCCAGTTGGTCGTGTTAGCCGTCTTCCATTGGTTCTCATAGCCCTCAAACTGCCCGCCGTAGCCAATAAATGGTGCTTTTGGAGCCAAAGCCAGCATCTCTGCCTCTTGGGATACCCAATAGTTGTACATCCGCTGGGCATCCTTGGCGTTTCGCACCAGGCCAGACACGTACAAGCGACCGTCAACCTCAAATTCGTTGCCCACGATGCGGACAATCGGGATGTATTTACCCGCCCACTCGCGCTCTTCCAAGATTTCGTAGCCGTTTATCTTGCAATATTTGATGCGTGGTCGGTCAGACTGCCTAGATTTCTTGGGTTTGCCGTAAATAGCGCGCAACTGCTTGTCTTCGGGCGTTCCTTCAAAGGCCGTGGCGTTGCCAGGATACAAATTAAGCGTGCCTTTGTCGTAATCGACGTAGTAGTAGTCTGCGATGCGGATAGTGTCTTCATTGAGCCACTGAGACAGGTTTTGATCACCCACACCCAGCGTTTGCAGGGTTGTAATGGGCGCTGAGTCGGGGTACATCCGCTCGTAATCAGCTTTGGATATGTCCTCGGTTACAAAACACCACTTGGCATCCGCGCCGCACGGGTCTTGGATGGTTGGATCCATGTAAACCGAAAAACTATTGCGAACTCGGCCAATTTTGATGTCTTGGTCAAAAGTATTGTCGTCGCAATACTCGGTCAGGATTCGGATGTAGCCTTCTCCGAAGGAGACTTGGTTTTCACAGGCGGTGTCGTAAGCGACATCTGCATCCGAGATGTATTCAATATGCCTGACCATGCCGTTGAAGACTTCGGCAACGTCAATGTCGGCCTTGTCGTCGGCTGGAATAACTTTGCCTGTTGGGCGGTTTTGGCGTTGGTCATTGGTGACTTGCCGTACGTGCTGCGGCAGCTTGTTAATCGTAAGACACGGGCGGGCGTTGATTGTCTGGCCCTGCACCGCGCCGCGGGTTGCCAGCACATCAGCAGGCCACTGCCAGTGGTTGTCTGGGCTTCCGGCGTAAAACTTCAAGTCATCTATCTCGTCCTCACGGGATTCAGACAGCGCCGATATTGCCATGTCCAAACGGCTGCGCGCTGTTGCCAGTATGCCGGAGTCGTCGTTCTTTTTGCCGCCACCGTTGGCGACATTTCCTACCGCCACCATGCCGGTGTAATCAGCCATATTATTTCTTGCCTTTTGGGGCTGGCGCGCTGCGCTTTACTGCGTACGCAATTGCCACGGCCTGTTTGACCGGCTTGCCAGCTTTGACTTCAGCCTTTACGTTTTCACGAAAGGCTTTGGATGAAGATGATTTGACGAGCGGCATTATTTCTTCTTCGCTGTTTTGGCAGAATCTTTAAAATCCTTGGCCGTTGGAGCGCCTTTTGCGCCTACAGGGCGCATTTTCTCTTTGCTGCCCGCTGCAATGCGTGCCTGTTTTGCATGAATATTTGCGTACAGTCCAGGTTTGGTAGCCATATCAACACTTCCATCGTTTAAGAGCAGCTTTAGCGCGTTCGCCATCTTTGGCGTTGGCCGCTACTGCGCCCATTCTTGCACAAAATGAATCCTTGCGGCCCTGATCTGCTTTGGTCTTGGGGTTTGGGGCTGGCGCTTTAAGATTAGAGCCGGTTGCGGCGTTGTACTTTTCACGGCCTTTGGCAGTCAGGCCAGCGCCTTTGGATGTGGGCAGCTTCTCGCCGCGTCCGACAGATAGAGATACTTTTTTCATGAGCCCATCCATGATGTATGCATTGCGCCGTCTTGAGCGTTATAGCGGCGAGTCGGCTCAGTATACTCGCGGTGAGCCACAGGAAAAGCAAACGTCACGCATATAGCGTCCGCTGCGTCTGGTGATGCTAAGCCCCGTGCTTTCATTTCTTTCTTGCTCTCCAAGAAGATTGTTCCACGTGAATCAGGCTTCATTTTAGGCGAAATTAAATCCGTCTTCAAGAACCTGTCGGTCGGGATACTAGCAGATTTCAACCATTCCCGCATCTCACCCCACATCTGCGCGCGCATATTTCCGTACATTATCGGGTTTTTGGACTTATTTCCAAAGTTTACACCCTTAATCTTGTACCGCTGCTCCTTGAGCCTGTCCACAATCCCAGCCCCCAGCCCGCCTTCGTCGATCACCACCAGCGTCGGCTTGTACTCGTCAATCGCGTCGATCACATACCCCACGACCGTCATCGTGTCGTCGCCCCGATGCCGCGTTATGTTAATAATATCCCGTCCCTGGCGCACGGCTATGACCGTGGCGTCCGCGCCGTAGCGAGCCGGATCGACGCCGATGATGATGGGCGCGGACAAGTCTTTGTATTTCTCCCGCTTCATGGCCTCGTCCACTATGTCCGAGCCGATGAACTGGTCATCCCCCGCGCTTGGGAACATCCCGTAGACCTCGACGTGCGACTGTGATGAGTCTGGCCCGTACTCTTGGATGATCCGCTCATAGACCTGTTTGTCCGTACCCTCTACCGTGCGCGCGTCCACCACCTTGGTTTTCCAAAACGCCCGCTTGGAGTTGAACGCCTCGTAAAAGTACCCCGTGTTGCGGCGCGGGTTGGAGAACGCCAGCCAGAAACGGTTGGGCGTGTTCTCAGTAAAGAAGCCCGCAGTCACCGCCCAGATCGTGTCGTCAATACCTGACGCTTCGTCGAACACCACCAGCACGCCGTCGTAGTTATGCACACCCGCGTAGGCGTCGGGGTTCTCCGCTGACCACAGCCGCCCTTCGACGCCCCAGTACCTGGTGCCCTTCTTCAAGTCCCGCTCAACCAGTTCGGTCAGCCACTTAGCGGGCATCACCCGCGTGGCGCTGACTTCAAACCAGTGGCTGTTGATTGCCATCGCCAGCCACTTGGTAATCTCGGCCCAGGTGATACTTCTGAGTTGAGACTCACTGTTAGCCGAGATAATGGTCGTCGAGCCGATGCGGGTTGCCAGCATCCAGATGGTGATCCATGACACTAACGCCGACTTGCCAATACCGCGCCCAGACGAAATGGCGCTTTGCAATACTGCGTAATCTAGCTGGCCCTTGTTTGCTTCGATATGCTCGGCGATGTCTTGCAGCACCTCGCGCTGCCACTTGCGCGGTCCTTTGAAGTTTTCCAGCGGTGTGCCCTTGACGCCCCACGGGAATACCAAGGCTACAAAATTAAGCGGGTTGTCCTTGATGCGCGGCGTCCACAGACGCGCCATCAGGGCTTGCTCGTCTTCAGCGCTGTATCTGGTTGACTGCATCAACAACCTCAATGACGCGCATCTCTGCTTCTTGCAGCGCCTGCGTGATGGATATGCGCTGGTCAATGTCCACCGTGATGGACTGCTTGGCGACCCAGCCGTGCTGGTGTTTGAGAATCTCAAGCGCCGCCTTGGCGTCGCCTTCTCGGGCCGCTTTGTGCAGGATGTCGGCCATCTCGCGCTCGCCATCAGCCTTGCCTTTAATCGCGGCCATCTCGGCCAGTGCGTCAAATTGGCACAAGTGCCGGTACTCTTCAGGCCGCATCCCAGAGGCCAGCGCCAGTGTGTCGCCCTTGAGCCCCAGCTTGGCAGCGTCGTATATCGCCTGCAAGCGCGATTCAGTCGCTTGGACGTGTCGGACAGTGAGCGGCAGTGATTTGAACATTTGTTCTCCTGCGCCTGGGAGGCGTGTGCGTGGATTTTATATTAAAAAAATTTTGTTTGTGGCCCCTCCGTTTACGTTGGCCCATCGCGTCGGCCCTACCCCCTCCCCCCTGGCTGAAAACCATGGTCAAAATGGCAAGCATTACCTGGTGCTAGGCGTTGGCTATGTTGGCTATGCCAACCAAGTTGGAGTCAGCAAATTGGGGGCTGGTAGATGTTGGCTATGTTGGCTATCCAAAACAAACCGCCAACATAGCCAACACCGTGCAGCGGTGCGCGCGCAGCGTTTTACGGGCGGTTGGCGGTTGTTGGCTATGTTGGCACTTTTGACACCCGTTTTAAATCGCTCCAAGGTGTTTGTAAGTATTGTAAGATTTCACATTATGAAATACATAGGTTAACCCTAGAACTAGATAATCAATAGCCAACATAGCCAACAAATTGAATTTCCTCAGCGATATGCATCCAAACAACCGCCGCCAACATTCCGCCCACTGTTGGCAATGTTGGCACCAGGGCATTGTCTCCAACGTGACACCAGGGCATAAAAAACACTTGCAAAGCGTAAAGAAATCCTTTACGCTCCAGGTGCGCGCAAGCGCAGGGCAACCCCTTCAAACTAAAGTAAAGGAAAATTAAATGTCTACAGTAATGAGAGCAAACGTGATTTACACCAATCACCAAGGCGAACGCACCAACCAAACCGTCACCGTTAACCGCATTTTTGCGTATGACGATATTGAAAAACCTACGCATTACAGCGCTCATGCGCTCGCAACGCTAGGTTGCGGAAAAGCCGATAGTGACCCAATCGGCGCGATTCACCGGCTGGTGGGCGATCATGGAGACGTCATCGCCATCCAAACCATCAACTCTATTTGGGATTAACACCATGAAAAAAGAAATTCTGATTTACGGCTTGGAGCGCGGCGAGACGCGCCGTTACACCGAGGCGCTACTTAGCACCCAATGCCAAACCGCCGCCGACATTGAAAAAGTTAAAGAGGCCGCAAGCGCGGCGGGTTACCACTCTTTCCGCATCGCCTTTTATGACGGCTCGCCGCCGAACTTTGCCGCCGCCGTTAATTTCATCTAATTGGAGTACACACCATGAAACTCACTATCCAAAACGCAAGCCAATTCCGCGACGAGTTCCGCCAATGCGGGCGCGCTGACCAATTCAGTTATGAGGCGCTCGGCCTTTTGTTTGACTACTTGGAGGACGTAGACAACGACTACGATCTTGATGTTATCGCCCTCTGTTGCGAATACTCAGAGGACAGCATCGAGCAAATTGCCGAGTCTTATGGGCTGGAGTTGCCCGAAGATGAGACAGATGAAGAACACCAAGCCGCCGTGCGCGCCTACTTGGAGGCGCACACGTTTGTTATTGGTGTCACGCCCTCCGGCATTGTCTACGCTCAATTTTAAGGACTCACATCATGCTCACAATGAAATTTAACACTACTACACTTAAAGTCAGCGAAGCAAACGCGCCTAAATACCGCAAAATTATTGATTCCGGCAAAATCCCCAAGATTAAGCGCCCGCTGGACAATAAGAATAGTGCAACACGGCGCGACTATCCGGCGTTTTACTCCGGCATGGAAACGGCGGAATATTTGAGCCGGTATGCGTCACTTAATGCGCGGCTGCACTTGGCCTCGATTGAATTCGCGCACACTAACCGCGCAGCGCCGGAATTGGACTACACACAACCCGAAGCAATAGAGGAGGCGTTAGCATGAACCGCCAACACTACAAACCCGAACCAGCCCCCCGCCCTTGGGCTGATGCCCTTCTGGCGATCTCGATCGGCCTAGCCCTAGCTTTTATTCTTTTGGAGTACCTACCATGAAAAACGAACAGATCAACGACTTGGCGTATGCGGCTTTAGACGCCGCTTGCGCGTCCATTCAAGACGCCTTGGGCGTCAAGACCGGCGACTTTGCCGGTATGTATTTCTCCGGCGAACGGCATGATGCCATTATCGCCATCCTTGCCGATTACATCGGTGCCGAACTATCCGAGGGGGTGCAATCGTGAAAAGACAAGCCAAAGTCATTAAAGAGGTTCCCGCCTGTTTATCGCCCACTGGCGCAACCCTGCCCGTTGGCACCATCATTGATTATTGGCAAGCCCGATTCAGAAACGGCGAATGGCACTACGTCCTCGCGGACAAGACGACCACGCCCTGCGTATTTTTCGACGACTTAGAAGAGGAGGTGCAATCGTGAATTTCGTATTGACTACAAACACTAACGACGAGCCGGTCTACGGCGTTGAGGTTAACGGCATGACCATTTATAACCCCCACATGAGCGAGTGCGGGCGCTTTGCCGTTGACCCCCTGCAAGTCTACGGACTGGATGCCCAGACCGTCGAGGCGCTCGCCGCCCTTAACGCCCAACACAACTATTCGACGGAGTGCTAAATATGACTGAAGCCCAAGCCTACATCAACGGCGACACCCAGACCGCCGCCCTGCTGCACCGCATTACCGAACTAGAGGACGCATTGCGCGCCCTCTTGGATGATGACAACGAGAACACGCGCATCCGCGCGGAAATGGCGCTTGAATGATCATTCTCATAGCGGCGCTAGTCGCCGCCGTCCTAGCCATTCTTTTCGATCTTGATTAGAGCCCCTTCGGGGGCTTTTTCAATGGCGCGGCGCAAGTCCGAGCGGCTGGATGCCGCTAGTTCAGGCGCGCAAAAAATGTGCTTCTTGGTTTGGTATTCGCGGGAGGCCAAGCGCCCCATATCGACCCATCCAGCTTCTTTAAGGGCATGAAGGAGCGCGGGAGGCACGATCTTGATGGCGGCGGGGGCGTAGGCTTGCAGTTCGTCACACAAGGCGTAGAAGGGCGCGCCAATAACGCCGCTGGCGAACGCGCGCTGCCGTGTTCTGATCATGTTGACCAGGAAACTCTCGGCACCGCTCATGCCATGCTCGACCATGATCATTTTGGCTTCTGTCATTGGCGGGGCTGCATTTGGATTCCAAGCCGAGACATCACGCGAGTGTAGGTAAGCCGCCACGGCTGCAAACCCGCCCCGGTGTTCGTACCAGTTCCAAAGGCTAACCGCCTCTGCTTCGGGCAACTTGCCTGCTTCTGCCCATAGGACAAACCAACGCCGGTCTTCGCTGGGCAGGGAGATCGCCACGCGCTCGTTTGAGAATGCCACCACGAAAACGCGATTGAGGGCATAGTAAGGGTGTAAGCCCTTGCGGTTAACCAACAAAAGTTCAGGGGGCGCTGCGATGATCGGCTTGAGGGTATTCTCCAGCGCTCTGCGGTCTTTGGCCTCTGCTTGGCGCAGTTCTGCTATCTCCATCACTTCGCACTCAAGGGCATAACCCCATTGACTGCTTAAATCTTCGTTCTTAACCAAGGAGCAATTGTGCTTGGCTTTGCCGCCTATGGCCCAAAAGAACGGCGCGAACAGGGTGTCTTTCCCTGACCCATGATTGCCGCCCAAGAGGATGGCGTGGTTGATCTTGTGGCTGGGAAACTGCACCTTGTGTGCCAGGGCGTTGAGCAAATGCTCACGCTCAAATTCAATTGGCACCATGCGCTTGACGTGACGCATCCACAAGCTAACGTCACCCGCTGCGGGGGTGGGGCGGGCGTCACGCCAGCGGTTGCCGTAGACCAGCCCCTCACGGGCGACCAGTACGGTCTCGCCTGCGGCGTAGGTGATGCCGACCAAAGCGCGCGCGCCCTTGTCTTGGCGGTACTCGTCGTATGCGTTGGATGCTTCTATCTTGCGTTTGTTATGCCGTGACTTGCAGTCGATGTGCCGGAACATAGCGTTAAAGGTCTTACGCATCAACTCGCGCCGGTCTTGCATATCAAAATATGCGTCATCGTCTTGGATGTACGCAAACCGTTCAAACCAGCCAGACATCTCGACGCGGCCTAGTTCGCGTTGCTCGACCTCTGCGATGACCGCTGCGGCCTCGTCGGGATATGAAGGTGTCGGGCTTAGCTTGGCAAGAGCGTTGTCCATCACCGCTGCCAGCAACTCATCACGCAGGCCATGCGACCGCTTTGGCCCGCCCTGCTCTTCTACCCACGCAAGATAGGCCACGCTATCCAGATGGGCGCAATGCTCATGCAGGCAGCAGTAGGCGCGGTTTACGGGGTGATAACGCCCCATCGGATTGCCGTCGCTATGCTCGGCGCTGTTCGGGCACACGATGCCCCACCACCCGCTGCTGTTGCCCTTCTCCAGCAAGTCGCCGCGCGCTGCTGCCCACGCCAGCACATCGTCGCCGCCGTCGTCTGTGAGCCTGATCGGGCGCACGGTGGCGGTGTCGGCGGGGTTCGGGGTGACGCCCAAGGCGGTGCAGATGGCCTCTAACGAAAACTCACGCTCTGGGTGGAACTCAACCAAGGCAGACGCAAAGCGGTCACGCCCAGGCTTAAGGTTAATCGAGCCCGGCAGTCTGAAGTTACGCACGGGGTTAATCGCGCCGCCGTCGGTGTAGCCTGCCTCGGCGATGGCGACAATGGCCGCGCTGAATTCGCCCTTCATGGGCTGATCGTCAAGGGCAAAGGTGTAGCCGTACTGGTAATTGTTGGGGCTGGTCTCCATGATCCAAGTCGGCTTGATGGGCGGCACCTTGGCTTTGGTGCCCACGTCATCTAGCACGAGGAACGCCACACGCTCGCAGGCGTCGGCCTTGGCTGCGGGCTTGCCCTCGTCAAATCGGTCGATGATGAAGCAGCCGGTGTTGCAGTACCACGCCTGGTCGGGCTTCCACTTCTTGGGCAGGAACGCAGGCCACGAACATTTAAGAGCGCCGTCGGCGTGGTGTTGCACTTCGCCGTCTTTGAGGATGGGCTTTTGCCGCACGAACAAAATAACCTCGCCCTCGGGCGCGATCTCTTCCAAGTAGCTTAAAAAATTCACAGACATATTAGCCCTTTCCATAACGAGTCATAACTTCAACTTCAGCGTCTAGGGGTAAACCCTTAGCCCAATCGGGCGGGGTACACATGATTGAGCGCAGCGCCTCGGGGTCGGGCGTTGCGGTCTCGATCACAATTTCATCGTGGACGTGCAGCACCACGTCATCAAGCTGGCGCAGCGAATGGCGCAGCAAGTCATTAGCCACGGCCTGGGTGATGTTCTCGCAGGCCAGCCCCTTCCACAGACGCGCGCGGGGCCACTCTTTGGCATCAGCGGCGGGTTTCCATGCAGCTTTGGCGTAAGTCACACCTTCAGATTCCAATCGGGCGTAGGGGTAGCACAGGATGCGGCCAGAGGGCAGCACATACCATAAGTGCAGGCCGTCGAACAGGTACACGACGCGCCCCGCGTTGAACTCTTTGCCTTTGTTTCGAATCGCGCGGGTGTACGCTGATTCTAGGTCTTGCCAGTACAAAACAGACCAAGGGTTTGCCCTACGCCAAGCATCTACCATGCGCCGCGCGTCGGACTCAGGCAGCAAGATGCCGTAGGCGCGGCCCATCGCTGCAAAGGCACCAACGCCACCGGCAAAGCCGCAGGCTAACTCCTGCACCTTACCAATTTGGCGCTGGTCTTTGGTGACTTGGCTCACACTGACGCCAAAGGTTGCAGAGGCGTTGACCTTGTACACATCCTCGCCTGACGCAAAGATCGCCAGCTTGTCATTACCCCTACCAGACAACCAAGGGTTTACCCTAGCTTCAATGGCCGACCAATCGGCAACGACTAGGTGTTTACCCTTACTAGGTATCAAGGCGGGTCTGAGCATTCCTTTGAGAACATCGGTAACGCGCGCACCAAACTTAGGTACGATTGCGTGGCCTCTGACCATTGCTTGGCGGGCGGCATCAGGGTCGGGCGCACATTTACGGGTGAAGTTGTGGACTTGGGCTCCATAAGACGAAGCGCGTCCAGTAGCGCTGCCGCCTGCAAACACAAAAGCGCCTCGGACTCGGCCATCTTCTTCATCTGATAGCTGTGCAAGGCGGCTGAACTTCGCAACCGACGACGCCCATAGGTCGTCGGCGCATTGGATAACTTCTTGAACATCATGGGGAACATCCTCACAGTTTAGTAAATTGGCCCTGATAGTTTTGTCTATGGAATATTTGCCGTCCTTCTCCATCAGCTTCTTGGCCTGCGGGCCGACACGGGCCAGCACCCACTCGCGCATCTTGGGGGAGCGCACGCTGGTGATCTCGCCGCCGGTCACCTCGGCCACGATTTCTTGAATCTCGGCCAACTCAGTGCTGGCGTACTTGACCGCAGCCAAGCACAAGGGCACGTCCACCAACACGCCACGGTCGTTGATGCGCTCGTTGACATGGTAGTCTTGCAACTCTTGGTCTGACAGGGGCCGCATGGCCTTGCTGATAGCCCGCATGGCACGGACATCTTGTTCGCAATAAGACACCATCTCGGCGGTTAACTCGGGCGACTCCTCGTAAGGCGGCACGCTCATCTTGCGGATTAGCTGGGCACCACGGTGGTCTTTCTTCATGGACGCGCCAGCAAAGCGCCCAACGTCTTCAAGCGAGCCAGGCGCGCAATTGGCGCGGGCCTGTGCTGCGGTGCAGTAAAACGACTCTAACGGGATGTCTAGCTGCAAGACATACCAAAAAATTAAGCGCTCGAAAGCGGCGTTGTGCGCCATGATGCGATGGCCGGTCAGGTCAGGCAGTGACTGCCCCGGCAACCATGTCTGTACGTCTTCATCGTCGAAGGCGTAGGACATACACAGCACTTCGGTCGTGCCGTGCTGGGCGTAGTTGTAAACGCCCGCGACTTTTAGGTCGCAGGCGCTACGGGTCTCAAAATCAACCCAGAGAGTCATCAGGCCGCTACGCGACGACGACGACTAGGTGCTGGTGCCTCTACGGGCTTCTCAGCTTCACCTTCCAACGATAGCCACTCCACTAACTCAAAGACCGGGGTGAAAATCCGGCCATACGACTTGTGCTGGTAATGCTCCTTTTTGAGGCGCACCACTGGCACTGGTTTGCTTTGGTCTTTCTCGACCTGATCTGCCAAGGCCACGGCCAAGGTCTGAACGCTGCGCTTGCCGCCCACCGAAGTGGTCGTAAAGCGGGCTTCCATGCCCTTGTCTTCGCCAGACAGACACTTCAGACTCATACCCACCTGAGTCTCCCAGCCCTTTTTGGCTGCTGGGGGCGCGCCGTCCAAGTCCGGCAGGGGCTGGGACACGGGCACCATCTTCTCGCCCAACACCTCGCCGTCACCCCAAGCAATAAAGCCGTGGACAAAGGAGAAAGGGTTGACCGCCC